CATCTAAATCTTTTTTAAGGACCGTAAGGAGCTGATTCATCTTGTTGTTGGCTTCCAGTATTTCTTGGAAGTCTTCCTTTTGTTGAGCGATGAGTTCCTTTTGAGAACTCACCGCTTCTTCTAGTTTAATTTGATTTGCTTTTAGAATTGCATTATCACTTCGCAGTTTCATAACATACATTCCAGCGCCAGCAATGCCGGCAATCATTACAACAGCAATTATCATCTTTAAATAACCAAACATAAAATTCTTCTAACCTTTTTTCAATATAGCCCAAGCGCCGTAAGCAATTGCAGCCCAAGCCGCAATCTTAGCAAAAGGACCAGCGAACAATACCACTAGACCAAGAGCAATTAATACTCCACCGTGTAGTGATGTTAGTTCTTTTAATCTTCCTAATATATCCATAGGTTTTTTACTCCTTCTTAATATTATCTATTATTATATATATGATAAAGTATCCATACTGCAACTAGACCTAACAGACCTTGGTCTGAAAATCCTGCAACAACACTTTGGACATTTCCTATTACAGAAATGTTTGGCCAAAATGGAATACTTTGCCCTTTAAAAAGAACTTCTAAAATTATTCCTAAAGCAAGTATTGAAACACCTACTTCGGTTAATCCTGAAGCCCAGTTTTTTATTTGTTTGAGTTTTTCCATATATACTCTCCTCTTACTTATCTGACTCTTCCATATGATCCGGATGAGCCATCTTCTCTAACCTTTTAATTCTTTTCATAAGGTTAGGAAATTTCTTTATTAGTTTTTCTTCTTTTGATAAAACTTGTATATTATATCTTTTAGCAGCCCAATTATAACATTGTTCTACTTTTGCATAGAACCATATGCCCATTTTAGTTTTTCTAAACCAGGCGTTTGTTGACTGCCCAAGTATCGCACCTGCAATGCTCGTCACCATCCAAAACCACATTATATATTCTCCTCGTTAGGTTTGATACTCCATCTGCCAAACAATGCAACTGCATAGTAAGCAGAATATATTTTCCATTTTGGTACAGACGGACTTGCGTCTTTCATACCACATAGAAATACTTTGTCAGCTGCTTTCTTTGCAGCCTTGACTAAACTTTTATCTTCTCCAAGAATTATTCCTCCAGCACCACGTTCTGCCTCAGCGTTCCAACGATATTGTCTTATTCTTTTATACAGTAAATCGTGTATGATAGCTGCCCTTGCAATGTCCCAAGGTGCAATAAGATTCCAACATATTCTAGGTACGGAAGCTAAATCGGTTACAAAATCTTCTTTAACTCTTAATCTATTACTATTTTCTATTTGAACACCTATTGTTGCAAGTGCTATTGCTTCATCATCTGATAAATCTGTGCAAGTATAAGTCAAATCTTTTTTCATTATCCATTTTCTAGGTGGATCAAATGTCGCTGTTATCTTATTATTAAATTGTCCCATATTAATACTTTAAGGTTGCTGTAAGCGTTTCTTTGAAAGCATTTTAGTTTTTGCTCTATCTATTTTTCTTTTTAAAACTTTTGATTTAAGTCTATCAGATATTTCATTTTTTATTTTTTGACTTGTCTGCAACTTTTTAGCTGTTAACATTGGTTTAATTGTACCGTGACCTTTACCCAAGTAAGATGAAAATGTTGTTGTATATTTTCTATTTGTTGTTGGGGGAAATTGATGTGGTGAACCTAAAGACGCCATTGGTTTATATACGTCAGCAGCTGGACCGACACCAATGCTTGGATTGCCTAAATATTCTTTAAAGGTCAGCATATAATACTATTTTAAATCCTTAACTTTATCATCTATTTCACCATCAAATATAGATAATAGTTTATCTGCAACTTTATTTCTTATAGTGCCTGGTACCATTCTACTTGAAGGACCAGCAAGTTCTTTTACTTTATTATCTACTGCATATCTAAACAATTTAACTGCTAAATTTTTATCAAAAACGCCTTTTGCTTTTTTACGAGCAAGATTTAAAATAATAGGTTGTATTTGTTTTCTATATAAAGTTTCATCATTACTAGTTTGTAATACTAATTCTCTTTCACTAAAAGATTCTTTTTGGTATCTAGTTAAGAAGGTTGAAAATTTATTTTCTTCTTTCTTTTTCTTTTTAGGTTGTATTCCTGGTTCGTGTGTTGGTGGCAATGCCACATTAGAACCATCCCCTACTGCATTTGCAGGAGCATCCTCAGCAAGTTTCCAACCCTTTGCTAAATATTCTTTTTCTTTAGTCTTATCTATTACTATAGTCTTACCATATTTAGAAACCATAGTTTCTTTTTTAGGGTCTTTAAGTTGTCTTGGCAACTTATCTTCCTGAAACCTTTGTCTTAATTCTTTTAAGTTCATAGTCTTAATCTCTCTATGTTATCTTCCGATATAACTACTTTTGCGTTTCTATCTTCGTTATAAAGTTCGTATATATTAACTCCAAAAAATTTATCACTAGGTTTAATATCATATTTTGTAGAAACTAAATCACCAACATCAGCTGTAATCTCATTATGTAAATCTCTTAATTCATCGGTCACCGTAAATCTACCTTTTGGTAAATAATCCATTTCTAAACCTTCTCTCAATTTATTATCATACTTAATTAAATCATTTTCTACTAGGTGTCTATATAGTGCTTTTTCAATATCATTTGAATTTAAATAATTCTCTCTATCTTCTCTCAATAACATAACTAAAGCAGCTGCATAAGTTCCTATCTTTGACTTACCACCTGGGACAAGATGTATCATCCTTTTCAAATTAAATACAAATCTATGTAATAAAGTATAAGCAGTTTTTTCTTTACTTGTTTTAAGTGTTCTTGCTTTTCTTAATACCTTACCTGCCTTATCAATGATACCTAATTGAAAAGCTTTTGTCTTTTCAAAAGGTGTAACCAATAATTTAATGACCCTATACGTAATTAATAAATCTATCGCTCTGCCCATTATAGTTCCTGTAAACTCTTTAAAATTGTTTTGTTAATCTTAACACTTTTTAATTCTTCATCTTTTATATAATTTAAATAAAATAAAAATGTTTTAAGTATTACCCAAAACTCTCTTTCTATTTTAAACAATAGCAATGTACAACAAACTTCTACACCAAAAACATTATGTAAAACTACTATATGATTAATAATTAATCTAGTTTTCAGTTCACCTGTGGTTTTCCATTTACGAAATAATCTTTTGAGATATTTAAATCTCTTTATATCCTCATTAAATTCTTTTTCAGAATCAAAATTTGGATTATCATAATTTTTTATAGCGTAAAAAAGCCAATTATCTTTTGTTATTTTCTCAAACATTAACCATTAAACTAATTCAGCGTATACCTTAACAGCGCCGTTGTCTAATGTTTCGTATTTGAAATTAATATTTAAATCTTTGCCTTCTACTTTATCATCATTAATATCAGAACCATCAGTATCTTTGCCGAAACGGCCACCAAATCTAGTCACTCCAGTTGAAACAGTTCCAGATTTTTCAGCACCAATTTTTATTTGTTCTTTAAAATCTAAACCAATTCTATGTAGGTTTTGTTGTAAATTATTAATAGCTGCACCAGGATTTATATATTCCCTGTCAGCAAGAGCACCTACAAATGCGTTAACTCTGGAAAGGACTTCACTATCTTGTATATTGTGTACACCGATAGATGAATCCTCAACAGAACCTGCGTCAACATCATTCCACTCTTGTAATTTTTGTTTAAAAGTTTTCATCCTTCTCCTCTTTAATTTTAGCAAGAGATTTGGAGTCCTCTCTTAACTCCGCAAATGTTTTTTTATCGTCAGCGCCTTCGGCGCAACAAACATCTTCCTCAAAATCTCTTACCTTTTTATCCATATTAAGTCGTTGCAATGTTTAAAGCAGCTTGTTTATCTGCAGGCATTACTTTTTCTTTCTCATTTAAATCAACTCTACTATCCGTTGCACCATCAACAGGTCTTCCTGTTGTTGCTTTTGGATCTTCAAGTTTTATTAACTTATCAACTTGCTGAATTGCACCGTAAAGAGCATTTAGATTACTTTTCATAGTACCTAAATCCTTCTCAACACTTGTAATTCGGCCACTCACCATATCAAAGTCTACCTTCAATTTAGCTCGTTCATCTTGTAATGTTTTTATATCAATTGCCATAATATCTCCTTTTATAATTATAAAAATTACGCTGTTGCGTAACCATTTCCACTAACAATATTCCAATTACTATTTTTAAATACCAAGGTAACACTTTCGCCTTCAGCATTTAAAAGAACACTTGTATATCCTCTTAAATTAGTAGGTGTAATTGTTTGAGCATACGTACCAGACGTTGCTGTATTTAAAATGATTTTGACTTGTCCATCAGAACCATCTGCAAGTGATATAGTTTCTACAGCTGCCGTGCCATTTACTTCCGTAATTGCACTAGTCACATCAGCTGCTGATGTTGAACCAGAGCTTGTAATTGCTTGAGATGTTTGTCCAAAACCAAGCCACGAAGGCATATTATTGAACACATCTGCTGCTGTAATTTTCTTGTTGATAGGCGTTCCTGATGGATCGTCTACCACGTGAAACAAATCTGCCGCTGCTAATGAGTCGCCCAAATCTGTTAATGCTGTTATTTTTTTATCAGCCATTTTATTTTTCTCCTTATTTTATCCGAGTTAACGGTAAACTACTCTAGGCATACACCTAGACCATTTGTTATTTTTATTTATTAAGGGTAGAATTGTCTGTGTTAATCTTCTACCCTTAATAATTATTTATATTCATTAATATAATACTACTATTACGAAGCTGTTGCTGTAACCGTTCCAGCTGCTGTTCCTTGTGCTGCTGTAATAGAAACTTCAGAAACTGTGGATGTTCCAGCGTCTTTCACAGAAGTTGAACCTGCTTTTACCAAGTCCTCTTCTGGTATTGACAATACATCACCTGCTTGAATAGCTGCATCTGCAGCTCCAATTACAAGTGTAAATGTAAGTTCATTTGTTCCAGTTCCACTAGCATACCTTAAAGTAAGATTAGCTCTGGAATCATTTTCCACATTCATTTTCAATCCTGAACCTGCTTCAACAACATCAACTGCTTCGTTATAACGAACTAATGTTGTTAATGTTCCGCCTTCATCTACCTTCCATTCTGTAGTAACCAAATCTACAGAGGAAATAGTTGCAGCACCAAGTTTAGTTGTTAGTTTTCTCATTGCTACCAACACTTCAGGCTGAGCAGAAGCATTATCGCTACCAGTACGTACATTATTTGGTTCTTGTACCCAACCACGTGTACTAGCAAAGACTAACTTCTTTTCTGCTGTAGTCAAATTTTTAGGTTTGGACTCGTCTGCGTCCGATGCTCCCCATAAACTCATTGTGTTCTCCTTTTTTAAATTAATTAATTTGTTAAAATATATATTTTATACTATTTATAATATCAAAACCCCAATTTTTTTAGTTCTGATATGGTTCTATTCGTATCAGTATGGTATATTCCTATACCTCCTGCGTTATTAAAATTCTTCACATTTCTAATATAGTCATCTATCAAAATCGCAGGACCACTACGTAATTTAGCATAGTTAGATTTCTCTGACCTAGTTACCAAATTCACTTCCGTTCCTGACAATCCAATTTTATCTCTCAACCACTTTTTCTTCCCTGGTATACAATTCGGATCAAAATTATTAGGTACATATGCACTTAATATATGTGGTCTATATTTTTTTATAAACCTCCACAATTGTTGACCACCTTTCATCCAAGGTAGGGTTGACCAAAAATTCTTATCTGCAACAATCGGCGCCCACTTTTCTTTTGAAGCAGGTAGGTTCTTCCATTTTAAAATTGGAATTCCTGTTAACCGTACTGCCGCCACTTTAAAGTCTGCCAGTACGCCATCCATATCGCAATAGATACGTGGCAGAATCATTAATTTAAACCTCTCTTATATTCGGTCTTGTATCAACCTTTGAAACTTTTTGTCCTGTAGCAGTTTTACCACCAGCTAATTCATCTGAATTATCCTTTTGAGCTGCTAAATGTTTTTTAGGACCTTTTAACATATCTGCTTTGTAAGGTCCTCTTCTATCCAAATGACCTGCCCCTTTAGCAATACCTGGTTTTAATTTTTTTATTTTACCACCTCTTGCCAAAAAGTCTTTCATCAATTGATCCATTTGCTTTTGTTTCTCTGGACTTAAAGCTTCATATTTAATACCAAATTCTTTTTTAATATGGTCTTGTTCTTCTTTAGTTAATGCTTTAGATTCTTTAGTATCTTTATCTTTAGATTTGCTTTTCTCAGCATTTTTAAGTGCTACATCATTAACTGAATCTATATCAGTATCTTCTTTCTTATCATTACCTATGTAAATATTAGTATCTTCATTAACTTCTATTAATTTTGATAAGTGTGGTATATCTGCTTGTTTAATTGCAAGTTGTGTAGGTATATCCATTTTCTTAATCAATGCTTTAACAGCAGGAGTTACATCTGAAGCCTTCTTACTCTTCCATGTATTTTTGATATTGTTTATTTGGTGTGTATTTAATTTACTTTTTAAATAATCAGTATCTTCATTTAATTTTATACTCTCAACATCTTCTTGTATGGAGAGGTAGATACTCTCAACATCTTTCATATTACCTGTCTTATACCATTTAATCCATTTTTCGGCCTCTGCCTTATTATTAAAGTCTTTTACTATACTTCTTTTATTTACAGGACCGGAACCTTTTTTAGTAATATATACTTCTATATTTTCTTTAACGGTTTTAACTGGCTCTGTATTCATCCATTCTTTATGCGACATTTTAGGATGTACTTTTTCACAATCATGGTCTTCATCTTTTTGAAGAAACTTAAAAATTAAATCTTTGAAATTTAGTTTAGCCATTTAAATCCTCTGTTGTTAAAAAGGTGTTTTGATATTTGAATACATCATAACCCATAATAGGTTGTGTGTCTTCTTTAAAATCAATTGCCTCACCCCTATTTATGACTACATCACCTTCTAAATCATAAATATCACGGTTTACAATGTATTTACCATGTGATATAGGTTCTCCATAGTTTTCATTTACATCAAATTCAAAACCTTGTTCTTTGATATATTTGTAAACTTCTTTTTCTATGATTGGATTGTAATCTTTTTCTTCTCTAAAAAATGCGATTGCGGCTGCGGCTGCAGAACCGAGTGGTCCTCTTATGCCAATTTTTGATAATAGTCTTTTAAGATTAAATACGAAACGGATTAGCAAAGTATATGCTTTCGTTGCTTCTGCTCTTTTATTGTAAGGTAATTTTTTGATATCTTTTGCTTTGATTAAGACTTTACCTTTTTCATCAATGATACCAAGTTGATATGCTTTAGTTTTTTTAAAAGGTGTAACCAATAGTTTTACTAATCTATAAGCGATTAAGGCGTCTATGACTCTTCCCATTTTATATCCTTTTTAATTCTTCCATTACATTTTGATCTATTTCTATATCAATCATATCGTTTTCAGGCATATAATTTAAGAAGATAAGAATTGTCTTTAATATACTCCAATGCTGTTTATCAATTTTAAAGAATAATAATGTAGTAGCAGCGTCAACACCAAATACATTTGCCAAAATTATTATATGATTAATAATTAATCTGGACTTAAACTCTTTAGATGTATCATACTTTCTAAATAACCTTTTCAGGTATTTAAAACGCTTCATATCATCTTCAAGTTCTTCTATACCAGCACCACGATTGTCATAATGCGTTTTAGCAAATACATCAATAGTTTCAGGCGTTAATATCTTAAAATCAACCATAATTAATTCACCTTATTAATATAATAAGAGTATTCTATCTTAAACTAGCAAAAACTTTGTAAGTGTTATTAGATTGTTTTTCCCAATTAAATTCTACTTTTAATCCGCCACTTTTTTTATGAGAAATACCATCACCATCTTCTATTTCTTTTCCTTTAGACATAGGTCCGTTTGAATTATCTGATGTTTTACCATATCTTCCACCAAATTGAGTTACTTCAACAGTTGTTTTTCCTTTGTCTCCAGAAATTTTAGGTTCAGGAAAATTATATCCTACTATACCTAATTTATTATTAAGTTGTTTAATAGCAGCTTCTGGTTGTAAGTATTCTTGGTCAGCAATTGCACCAACAAATCCATTTAATCTTTGTAATACTTTATCATCTTGTATATTTGCTAAATGTTTGTTGTCATCTTCAGCTGAAGAATGAGCAAATCTGTCTGTATATGCTTCGTTATATTGTTTAAAGCTCTTCATTTTTATCCTCTTCTTTTAAATCTTCGTCTTCGTCAGAATCTATTTCCACATCCTTATTAGGATTTTCTACTAAAATTTCAGAAATAACTGAATCAGAATTTTCATATGCTTTTCTTGCTCTTGGTGATAAAGCATTTAGTTCTTCCTGTGTTAATTTCTTTGTGTCCATTATTTTTTCTCCTATGAGGTTGCTAAATTTAATGCTTGTTCTTTTTCTCTAGGCATCGGTGCGTCTTTATCTTCAAATTCTTTTAAAAATAAATCGCATTGTTGACTTGCACCAGATAAAGCATTCAAATTATTTCTCATACGCTTTATTGTATCTTCTTGTTCTTCAATCTTTTTTGCAAGATCATTAAAATCTTTACTAATCTGTTCTTTTCTTTTCTCAATTTGTTCTTTAGTTATTGACATTATATATCTCCATTATGAACCGTCTTTTTTAACAAAAAAACCTCTCCGTGCTTGGAGCGGTACTTTTTGGTTGGACCTGGTGGAAGGGGAATAAATCCCCTTCCACATATTGTGGAGGTCCTCCACATAAGTTTGTTAGTACGCCTAACAATTACTGATTATTAGTCAGCAAATGCAGGAGCAGTTGCAGAAGCAACCCAACCTGAAACATACCAAACTGTCGTAGATGAAGCCACGAGATTAATCTCGAAACCCGCAGGTATATTTAATTGCAATGTTTCGTTTGAGTTACCATCAGAAAATACCATTGCAGATGTTTGACCTGTTTCGTCAGTATCGTGGTGGACAACAGAACCTTTAAAGAAAAGTGTGTTGCCTGAACCAGCAGAGATAATTACATCATGTCCATCAGCAATAGTGTGACCATAGATAAATCTTAAAGTCATACCAGCGATAGGTGTTGGTAAAGTGAAAGTTCTGTCAGCAGAAAGATCAATTGTTACAACTGTTCTTCCAGCGTGTAGAGCTTCTGTTATTGTTAAGTCAGCGTCAGTTGATACAACTGGTGCTCTTAAAGCGTTTTCTAGTTCACCAATAGTTACTTTTTTGTTTATCGGTGTTCCAGAAGGATCATCAACAACATGGACCAAATCTTCTCTAGCAGAAGCAGTTCCTAATGATGTTAATGCTGTTATTTTTTTATCAGCCATTTTAGTTATTCTCCATTTAATTTAACCCCTTATGTATTCGGGGAATATTAGCCCAGACATTGATATTATCTCGTCAGGGATCAATTAATGCATAGAATCTAGTGACCCTATACAAGTATTTATAATAGTTATTATGTAGTAGTTACACCATTAAGTGTAGAAGCACTTCCAGATGACGAACCTGCTTGTGTTGTAATAACTAAGCCAGCAGCGTCAGTAGTATAAGCTTCAGCACTAAATCCGTCAGTACCGTCAGTTTCATTGATAACTTTACCAGTACCGTCCTCTAACATACTAACTCTTCCAACTATTGTATCAGTACCAAAACCAGTTCTGTATGCTTGAGTTCCAATTACAGATGTTTGACCTGTAGGTCCTTCTAATGCCATATCAATTCTTTCAACTACAAATTTATCACCAGCACCTGCCGAGAATAATAAATTAATACCATCCGCAACAGTAATTCTTTCTGAAACTGTAAATGAAGTTTGAGAAGCTACTGCTGTGATAGTTAATGTGTTATCTGTACTAATTCCTGTTGAAGTAGGATTGTCTTCTGTTGCAGTAATTGATTCAGCAGGAGCTGAACCAGCACCACTAACTGTTACTACTTGTCCTACAGCAATTGTTCCTGAAACACCATCAACTGTAACTGTTATTGAATCGCTAACAGCACCATTTGTTGTACCTGAAGCACTAGAAGTTGTATTAGCGTCACAAACGATAGTGTCATCGGTTTGTTCAAGTCTAATACCACCAATACCATCAGATGATTCATCTTGAAGCGTAGCAGTTCCATCTGTATAGATGTTTCCGTCAGTAAATCCTAAATAACCAGCAGCTGCTGATTGTAAAGTTCCTCTGAAAGTCAAAGTATTTGTACCACTACCACCTTGGTCTCCGTCAGCGGCAGCTGTTGAATCTGCAGTTAGATACATACATTTAACAGTATTATCTGCTACCATATCGGTACCACCTAATCTGTCTAGTGTGATGTACGCTTTGTTTGTTATAGTTTGGTTACCAGACCATGCGGCACTAGTAACTGAAATTGATTCATCAAAAGTTAATGTCAAGTCAAATGTAGCTGCGTCTGCATATGCACCTGCAGTATAGTCAACTGACAATAAGTTTGCTGATTTTAAGCCAAGACTCGATAAGTTTCTAATACAAACTAAAATTTCTGGATCAGCATTTACATTATCGTTACCTGTAGCAGCACTTGCTGTACCAGGTTGCATTACCCATCCTTTTAGTGTTGCAGTTACAAACTCTCGAGAGTGGCTAGAGTTAGAATCCATCGGTAGATGTTTAGGTCTACTTTCTGCATTACTCGTTTTTCCCCATATAGCCATTTTAATCTCTCCTTATTAATAAGTTTATTATTTTGTTAATTAACATTACTATTTATCAAAAACCTAATCTCTTAAGCTCTTTAATCGTCTTTGTAGTATTAGTATGATGTATACCAATACCCCCAGCCGCCTTAAATTGATCTATATTTCTAGGAAAATCATCAATTAGTATTGCAGGCTGTCTAATTTCACCACTTTTCATTGCAAATTTACTCTTTTCTTTTCTTCTTATCAGGTTAATTTTATTCATGTTGGACATACCAACATTTCTTCTTAACCATTTTAATTTACCTGGTTTACAATTAGGATCATTTGGTGAATAAGCAGATAAAATATGTGGATCAAATCTTCTTATATAACTCCATAATTGTCTACCTCCTGGCATCCAAGGCATATCTGACCAGAATTTAGGAATTCTTTTAATTATATCCCAATGTTTAGCTGAATCAGATTGATTAAATGTCATTCCTGTTGCCTTTTTAGCAGCAGTCATAAAGTCAGCAATAACACCATCCATATCAACATAGATACGAGTTCGTTGTCCTTTTGCTTCTCTATAAAATTCTTTATAATCCCTCACTAGAGATTGCCTCCCTAATGTAAATTAGTATTCACGCCACCAGAAAATACACCTATATCAGCATTTGGATTGACTTCTATTTTAGTTTTTCCACC